GCAAAACAAGGAGACAAGGCACTCAAGAAACTTGACAAGTCTGTCGGTGACAACTTTAGAAATGTAGGTAACTATAAAGATGCGATCAGAGGATTGGTCAGTGTACTTGGGACACTCGGTGCTGGTGTGGGACTTGGCCAGATCTTTAGGAATGTGACTGGAGTCATGATGGACTTCGATCAAGCACAAGCCGATCTGACTGCGATCTCTGGAAAGACAAAGGATGAACTTGCTGGACTTACACAACAAGCAAAGGATCTCGGTGCAACAACTCAGTTCACTGCAACTCAGATCACAGAGATGCAGATCGAACTGGCTAAACTTGGTTTCACTACTGATGAGATCACTGCATCCACTGAGGCAGTATCAAAGTTTGCATCTGCAACTGGTGCAGACATGGCCTCTGCATCGAAAGTCGCTGGAGCAACATTGAGAGCATTCGGATTAAATGCATCTGAGATGGAGAGAGTGGTTTCTACATTGGGAGTGGCCACAACAAAGTCGGCACTTTCATTCAGTACATTTGAGACTGCAATGTCTACTATTGCACCAGTCGCTTCGACTTTTGGTTTTGGAGTCGAGGACACCACTGCTTTATTGGCTCAACTTGCAGACTCTGGATTTGATGCCTCATCATCTGCAACTGCAACCAGAAACATTCTTTTGAATCTTGCCGATGCAAATGGTGATCTTGCAATAGCATTGGGAAAGCCAGTCACCAACATTGAGGAACTTGCCGAAGGTCTGCAAGAATTAGATTCACAAGGGATCGATCTTGCCGAGACATTAGAATTAACCGACAAGAGATCGGTGGCTGCTTTTAACACATTCATCAAGGGATCTGGTGATCTTGTATCATTCCGAGAATCGATCACAGATGTAAATGACGAACTCACTGCAATGGCCGAAAAGAAACTGGATTCAGTTCGTGGTCAAGTCACTCTTCTGGGATCTGCATGGGAAGGCTTTATTCTGGGAATAAACGATGCATCTGGAGCAAGTGAAGGCCTTAAGGATGCAATCGGATTCTTAGCCAGAAACCTATCCACAATATTAGGTCTTGTGTATAAAGTCGTGAAGGCATTTGTGATCTATAAGGGTACAATGATGGCCTTAAATGGTGTGAACTTTCTTGTCAATGGAGGATTTAAAACAATGTTGTTGACCATCGGTAAATTAATTCCAGGAACAAGAGCATACAGACTCGAACAGATAAAAGTTGCAAGAGCATCTAATCAAGTCGCAGTGAGTACAACTCGGATGGGTAAAGCAATGAAATCAGTTCCATATTTATTGATCATTGGCCTGGCCATAGAATTTGCAATGGCTTTGTGGGATGGTGTGGATGCAAGTCAAAACCTTGCAAGAGTCGAAGAGGAAAGAAAGAAACAAGCCGAAGAGAATAGTCAACTGGCCTCAGAATTGAGTCAAAATATTTTAAACAGATATGACGAGGAACTCGCAAAATTAGAATTGTTATCTGAAAAAGAAAAGGCTGGAGTAACAAACAGATCTAAACTCGCAAAGTTAGACGAGAAACTTGCAAAGCAAAAAGTAGATCTCATTGATAAAAACATTGAAGCACTTGAGAGAGGAATTAAATTTAATGATGAGCAGATTGAGAAAGAGGCAGAGGCATTGGATCGAAATGTTCGAAATGGAGTTATTCAGAGAAAGAATGCAGATCTTGAAAACTTTGGGAATGTTAGAAGACTAAGGGCATTGACAGAACAGAACAAACTTGACATTGAGGCATTCGAGAAGTTAAAGGAAGAAGCTCAGATTAAAAAGGAAATAATTAAAATTAACAAGAAGAAAGATAAAAAAAAGAAAGATCCTACTACCGATTTGAAAAGGACAAATGTATATCTTTCTGAGCAGTTAAAACTATTGCAAGAACTCCAAAAAATAGAACAAGATAGAGAATTGTTAAAGCAACAGAAGGACATTGACAAAGAGTTTAAACAACAGATTAAGAACATTGAAGAGACTGGAAAGTTTGATGCTACGCAATTGAACAAATTGATTGATGAGAAAGTAATAACAGAAACGAGATATATCGAACAAAGATCAGAGCAATCTAAACAAGCGTTAAAGGATCAGTACGAGTTTGAACGTAAAGCCAGACTTCAAGCATTGCAAGACGAGAGAGATGCATTGCTCAAGAAGGCCAAAGGTAACACTGAGGCACAGAAGAAGATTCGTGAGAGTTACGATGATCGATTGACAGAATTAAAAGATCAAGAACTTGACAGACAATCCGATCTCGATCTGAAACTGGAGGTAATGGAAGAGCAAAAGGTGAATGACATTCTCAAGATCCAAGAGGATGGATACAAGTCATCTAAGGAGTTTGCAAAGGAGTTCACTGACAAATTAGAAGAGTTTGATGAGAAGCAAATAGAACAAACCAAGAAAACTCAAGAAACGATCAAAGAGATTGTCAAAGCGTCGGCAGACTTTTTCATCCAGCAGTCACAAAGGAAGATTGATCAAATAAACAAAGAGATAAACAAAGCACAAGAGCAATTCGATTACTTCAAGGAACTTGCTATAAATGGGAATATAAATGCAAAGGAAAGTCTTGCAGTACAACAGAAGATCATTAATGAAGCAAACAAAAAGAAACTTGAGGAAGAGAAGAGACAACAGAGAATTAGAATGGCCGAATCTGTATTCAATACTTATTCCAGTAAAGTAGAATCTGGATCTAAGAATCCACTTGCAGAAACGATCAGAGACACATCTTTGTTGTTGCAGTTTATCAACTCGATACCGACATTCTTTGATGGTACTGAAGACACTGGATCTCATGGCCAGGGAGTAGATGGTCGAGGTGGTTTCCATGCAGTTCTACATCCTAATGAGAGAGTAGTTCCAAAGTCATTGAATCAACAGATCGGTGATCTTACAAATGAGGAACTGACCAACATTGCACTGGACTACAAAAATGGTCGAGTTGTTGAGGGTGCGACACAGATGAGATCTTCGATGGATCTCGCTATCTTAGTCAATGAATTGTCAGACATAAAGAGAACTATCGAGAACAAGCCAGAGACAAACATCGAGCTCGGTGAGATCACTCAGTCGATGATGGAAGTAGTGAAGTCAACCAAGAAAGGAAACACGATTGTATACAACAGATTCAAAATAAAAAAATAGATGAGACACTTTCTAAATGGGATAGAGATTGCACCAAAGAACTTGACTGACATCGGAGTGGTTTCGACATTCACAGATGATCCAGATATCTTGTCGCTTTCTGTGGACTCTGTGATCCTACCAAGAGAAGCCAACGTGATTGTGCAAACACACATTCAGAACGTGGGACTCTTTGAAGGTATACCATATTCTGTCGAGATGGATGATGGTGTGACTATCGAATACTATGTCGATCTGATCGATGGTGTAAAGGTGAGGCAACATGAGATCGAGGTCAATCTAAAAAAGCGAAGATCCAAAGACAACTTCTTTGAACGTGCCGAAGGAACATCTTTCGACATCATGCGAAAGAATGGTGTAAGTTTTACCACTCATGATGTACCATACTTTGTGATCAAAGACAATCAACTTGAGACTTCACTACAATTGGCCATCATGTCGTACATCATTGGTGATGCAGTATATCAACAATCACTCGCAGTCGGTACTGCAATAAATAATCTTGTCGAAGTATCTGCACCAATATTCGGACTTGCATCTCCTCCATTTGTAGGGATTACAATATCGTACAATATTACTGGAATCATTGTGCATTCTTTAAACTTAGTTTTACAACTTGTTTATCTTGGTTTGCTGGTGGTCTTATTGATTGACCTGGCCACACAAATGGTCTTGACGATCTTTCCTCCAAAACGTAAACTTAAAGGGACTTATGTCAAAGAGATCATGGAGAAGTCTTGTCAATATTTCGGATACACTTTCGCCTCCGATCTTTTAGATGCACATCCGTATTGGGCAATCGTTCCAGTTCCTTTGACTCAAGACAGAAAGTCTCTGTGGAAAATACTTCCAGAGGAGATATTCCCAGTATTTAATTCTGATGCACCATCATCATCCGACACAACTCCAACATTGATGTCATTCATGCAAGGCCTGGAGACAATGTTCAATGGTCGTATCATTGTCAGAGATAGCGAGGTCAGACTTGAGAGAAGAGACTGGTTACAAGAACAAACAATCTTACAATTAGAACCAGCATTGAATCTTCAGAGTGATCGAGATGATGAGTTCTCATATAATACCGAAGAGTCATGGAAGAGATACTATATACATTACCAGACAGACTTCCAAGATCTTCACACTGCCGATGGTATCACATACGACAAGAGTGATGCAGAATTTTCTACTGAGCCAACCTTCGCAGTAACAAATCAAGATCTGGTCACTATCAAAGGACTTAATGATGTGAACATTCCCTTTGCTTTAGGATCAAGAAAAAATGAGTTGAACTGGCTTGAGAAATTAGCAAAAGAGGTACTCGCTAATATTGACACTGTTACTGGAATCTTTGGAGGAGGTACAAACTTCGGAGCTCAGATCGATTCACGAAAGGATTGTCTTCAGATCTCACAACAATACTTCAGTACAACTAAGATGATCTATGGTCAAAGTGGTGCAGTAAAGCCAGGAGAGATCATTCAAACTCAGTCAGACTTTAACAATGTAGTGAGTGCAAAAAGCCTATGGGACAAATATCACTACATCAATGCAATACAAGACAATGATTATATCATTCGTGAAAATGTTCGCATTCGGATTTCGTCTTCAAATTTTGTATCTTTGTTAAGCAATAATTTTGCACTTATAGATGGGAAACTTTGTGAGATCCTAAGACTTGAATGGATCGATGAAAAATCATTCGCACAAATATCGTACAAAGAGCCACTTGACTGGGCAAATGGTAAAGTTGAAACCATAACAATAAACGAATAATGCAAGACTTTAAAAACGTATCCAAACAACTGACAAAGAACATCGAGAAGATGAAAAAGTTGACCGATGAAATTCTTATGAAGGCACAAGAGAAAGAGCCAGAAAAAGTTCGTGAGATCATGAAGGATAGTTCGGATGTTCTTAAAGCAATCAAGAACAAAGATGTTCAAGTATTAACAGAATTACACAAGAAGTATGCCGATATTAGTCACTAATCAATCGTTCCAGGATATGTTTGGAACGACAAGATCGTACTTGAAAAGTAATGTCGGAGATGACAACACTGCATCTATAAACATACAAGAGAGCATTCAAGTCATTTCTGGTAATGGTAATAGTTTAACGAACAATGTATCGACAGATATTATGACCTTTCTTGGTGGGGACTTTGAAGAGGAAGGATTCAGAGCAAATGATACCGTTGTCATAGTAGTATACAATGTAAATACTGGAAACACAATATCTACAAAGACCACTACAATTGACTATGTTGTTGGTGACACTATGAAAGTCGCATCAACATCTGCAAACTGGTACGAACTACCAGATGAGGCAGTGTCAATCACTACATCAAGAGCGAGAGAATCAATGATGCTTGATGTCAACATGGTGGCGAATGGATCTGCTGGATCAGAGTTTTCTTTGATCGATGGTGAGGTGACTCGATTTAACTTTGATTTGACTGGTGGTGGAACTGCTTTTACTGGAGTTCAGATCGGCAATAAATCTGGATCATATGATGTGACTGCATCAATGACTTTGACATCGTCTGCTGGTGCATCCACAAGAGAGTACACAATGACTTTGAGATTTACTCAAATAGGACTATACAATTCGAATCTATTTAGTTTTGGTAATTGTGTGAAATTGTATGCTGGGATGTCATGGTCAAGTCTGGCTGGTGAGCCATTCGGTCAAACAATAGATGTCTTCAATGATGATGCAGACACTGGATGGTTTAATCAAGGTTTTAATTCATCTGTGATAGATGCAACACTTGTGCAAGGGATCACCACATTAGCATATGACTCAGTGACTACTGGTCAGTTTGTAATTGATTCGGCTTCGAATGATTATGCAATAGGATCGGCATATATAAGTGGATCAGATTCTTATTACAAGATCCAACCAGAGTCACAGACAAATCTCACAATGATTGTTTCTTCAAGTATTCCAGTCAATGGTGTGCCTAATCAGTCGGCACTGAATCCAGATGGTGCTGGTTACACAATCGAATTAACAAGCCTGGCTACAGTAGGGACTCAAAGAACGGTAGGTTTTACATTTACTCCGAATAGTGCATTCACAACATTCATGAGTTCTCAGACAGAAGGGAATAGAACATTCTATGTTTGGATGAAATTCGGTAATGTTAATGTTCTTGTGTTCAGTGGTCAATTATCATCTGCTCCAGTCGTGGTCGGTACGATCAACATGAATGCAACAAACTACATTGATCACTCACAGAATAGTCCATCTGATGAAGACACTACTTTGTCAGTCACTGGATATACTGGTAATGTTGAAGATGACTTCGGATTTGTGGCGAAGTGGCTATGGATCAAGAAGGCCACTGTCTCATATGTGAGAGTAGGGATCAGAGCATACAACTCATCGACTGAAGAGTCGTTTATGTTACAACAGACAAGTTTTAGTTTAAACAACATCCCACAGACTGGCCCTTTGGATAGTTATGTTTTGAACTTGACTGCTCCAATCAATACCGAGCTCCCAACAACATCAAACAAAATTGAGGCAACTCTAATCAACGACAACTCGATCAATACTGCGATTGAATATGGTGTAAAGTTATACTATCCTTATCTTTATAATTGGAGATACTGGATTGCACAAGCAAACGCAAACGGAGATTTTTATCCGAATAATCAAACTCAGAATTGGGTTCCATATGGTAACACTGGAACATGGGGACTTCAGAGCATTGTCGAATACGATCTGAATGGATCTGCATATCAATACACTGATGACATCACTATTCTAAACTACGATTCAGATGCGAACATAGTTCAAGATATTCAATTGTTTAGAAACGATCCACTGACCAATGTCAATGTAATAATTGAAGGCGAGATGATGAGAGTAGTGGCCACTCACACATTGACATCTGGTACATGGTCAGAATCATCGGTCTGGGGAATGATCACAATAGAGCCAACTGCATCGAGTCCGAGATGGTTAAGTTCAACTGCTATTGATTTCGATGGTAGTCTGTTGAATCCTCTCACACCACTAACTGGATTGAGATGTGATCTGACATTCCCATCTACCAACGTAGCCAGGCTTGAATGTTTCTTCGATCCTACAAAAATTAACTTAACCAATGGAGTCAAATTCACCACTAAGATCAAAGGGTGCATCTGGCCATAAATAGAACAATATGTGTGATTGTATAAAGGTAGAAATAGAAGCAAATGGTGATACATCGGTCACGACTTATCAATTAGAGAAAGGTGGTGATCTTAATGGATATTCATGGTGGACTTGGACACATGGAGGAATCACATATTTTATGTGGTACAATGCTGGTTTTTGGTTTATCACAAGTATTCTGGGATCGATATCTTCTGGAGTACAATATTCACGATATGTGTTTTCTGGTGCTTGTCCATTAGCATCTTTGACTGGAGATCCATCAACTGGATGGAACGATGTGCAAAGCATATGGAAGACCATGACAACATCGGCACTAAGTTGTCCGACTTGCAATCAAGAGGATCGCACACAAAAGAAATACGATTCGATAAAATTACCGACAGACTTTGTCGAGGATGAAAGAGGATTGAAAGAATGTTGTTGTATATACAAAGTTCTTTCTGATCCTGGATCAGACACTTGGAAAAATGACAAGACATCTGCATGGATCAAAGTATCCGATCCTTCAGATACATTCAATTTCGTACTCAAAAAGAATGATGTTGCTACAACATACACTCCGACATCTGTTCAGTTTCCAAACGAGCCGAATGCCTTCTATACAACGATCAACTGGAATGATGTCATGACTACTGATGGTCAAGGGTGCTATGAGTTAAAAATATCTTTCTCGATCAGTGGGATCACTGGAGAATTGTCATGGGGTAAATACGATCTCGAACCATATTCAATACAGAGTGCTTTAAACACTGCAAGGATAAGAGCAATCTTCAATGGATACCAAGAAGAGGAGCAAATTGATTTCAGTGGATCTGATGTCGAATCAACATTCAGATTTCATGGATACATTGGTAACAGACAACCAAACCAAGAGACTGACAATATTATATACAACAACAGAGAGATGAAGAGAGTGATCAGAGAGAACTTGAACTCCTATGAGATCATCACAGATCCATCTGATGACTGCATTATAAGACCTCTGGTGGACACTTATCTGTTGAGTGAGAATCAACTATTCATTTCAGATTACAATGCACACAATCCATCGTATAGATACCAAGATCTTCCAGTGATAGTCTCAGAGAGTCCATCATTAGAATACTTTGATTTTAGTCGAAAGGTCAAACTGACTTGTGTTGTATCTGATAAGTTTAAAAACAAACGAACATACTTTAAATAAGATGAAAGGATTAGAACAATTTACAGACCTCCTGGCTATGGGAATCGGAATGACTGGAGCATTGATGAAAGGTCTAAAAAAAAGAATGAGAATGCAGTCTATTTTGATTGCTTGTGTGGTGGCCGGGATTCTATCCTTTTCACTCATTGGAGTGATAGAATTGTTCTATCAAGATCTAACTCCAAGACTTACAATTTTAGTTGCCTTTGTGGTCGGATGGTTAGCAAACGAGATCACAGAAAAAATTGATCTCATATTTGAAGATGTCTGGGATCACATAGAAAGACTAATTAAAAAGAAACTGAAATGAAGCATTTAGAAAACTTTGATGATGACAATCTGGAGCAAATCGGTGAGGATGTATATGTTCACACCAGCCATGTTGACACAACAATAAACGATAAGCATGTTGTTATTGACACCTTTAAAAATGCAGATACCATATATGTCGAAACACATACATTTGACAAGGAGATACAGATCATTGAGAAATTGATGGATAGGCCAGACTTTGGTAAGTCGGCAGTAAGCATCTTGATCATGGTATTCGTGATATATTCGGTGTGGAAAAAATGGAATTGTAAACCACAGAAGTAATGGTCAGAAAGTATACAGACAAGGAACTTCTTGATCGAGTCAAAAGTTTAGATTCATTCAAGGGATATCCGAAAGGTCGCTGGATCATCGGAGTCAGATCAAAGGATGATCTTGTAAACAAGTTTGATGACAAGTTCTACATATATGAGGGAACAAAGTTCATTGATGTAATGACTGGAACAACTCATCCAGGCCTCACAATTTTGAAAGGTGGATTCAAGAAGTTCAACTCCAAAGGATCGGCAGTTTTAAAGTCAGATATGTGGTATCACAAAGTCTGGATGTATGGATTGCATCGAGGCCGAATGCCTTCACTAAAACAACTGGGATCTCAAGTCATGGTGTACAGAGATGGTGACATGGATGGAAAGTCTCAAGAGCTCGGAAAAGCATACATGGGATGGTATGGTATAAACTTTCATTCGAACACCTATGACTTCAGTAAAAAGAATGTACAAGTACATCGAGAAGACATCAACTCATGGTCTGCTGGATGTCAAGTTGTAAACCAAAGAGCCAAATATATCAAAATGATGCGATGGTTTGAAGATGCTAAAAATCGGGGATCTCAGAAATTTGTATCTTATTGTCTAATAAAAGAATTTTAAATGAAGTTATCAAGATCGTCAAAAAATGTCCATCAGTTAGATGTAGATGGAGAATCGTTACAACTCGCAGTCATAGGAGATATCCACTGGGACAATCCAAAATGTGACCGAGAGAAACTGAAAAGAGATCTTGATTATTGCCTTGAAAACAACATTCCAATTCTGGGGATCGGTGACTGGTTTTGTATCATGCAAGGTCGAGGAGATCGCAGAGGAAACAAATCTGATGTCAGACCAGAACACAACAATGCAAGGTACTTCGATTCAATAGTGGAAACAGCAGTCGAATATTTCTCACCATATGCTCATCTAATTCAAGTGGTCGGTTATGGAAACCATGAGACTGCGATCATAAAATTCCAGGAGACAGATATATTATCAAGATGGGTGGATCTTATGAATTACAAGAATGGAAGCCAGATTCAACTGGGTGGTTATGGTGGATGGTTTTGTGTTCGAATGATGAGAGGAACATCGGTGATTAATTTCAGAATAAAATACTTTCATGGATCTGGTGGAGGTGGGCCAGTGACTCAAGGTGCTATCAATTTGACAAGA